GTCTTTGAAGATTATAGCATGCCGCGCTTTACCAGCGGCGACTCGGCTATAAAGCCCAAAGACCTGCACGAGGTAGTCACGGATAACTCCTGGTCGGCAGATAATCTCCACCGGCCAGCCCTTGTTGGCCACTGAGAGGAAGGCGGTAACCAGTTTAACTGGATTAGCACCCGCCTCAATTAGTGACCAAAGAGGGAAAGGAGTTACCTCATGTCCATCTAGGAACCACCGTTTAGCAAATTCAAAACCATGTAGTGATACATGTGTCTTGTTTTCGCTAATTGGTACCCCTAGAGTGTTCATGACCTCCTGGTAGAGGCGTGCTCCGTTTTCTCCTCGAATCACAATGTCATCTCCAAGAATTGCATAACCCACCTCAGGGTGGATAGATACAATGTATTGGAGAATGGCATGGTGAGTTAGGGTGAAGACTGCCCATGAGCTGTAGGCCCCCATTGGTTGACCAGCCATGTATTTAGCATGGCCGGTTTCCCCACTGGGAAGCTTATACTCGTAAGGCAGTCCAACCATAACCGCTTCCCAGGCCTTTGACTGGTCTGGCCCAAAGATGAGGCTGAACAGTTCCTTTTGCAGTTGCATTGGGAATCGGTCAGTCGCATCCTTAAGGTCAAACGAGTAAAAGGTACCTTGGAAGCGATCGAGGTGTTGTCGGACGTCACCCTGGTAGGTAAAATCACCTGGGAGATGACGAATCATCTCCATTACTGAATCATGGAACGGTTTTAGGACCGTCTGTGACCAGTAATCCAGGATGGCGATGGTCCGTGTCTTCATTTCCTTATCTCGGATGAATGATAGCTTACGGAGCCGTTTGGGCTCTTTCAGTTTAATTCGTCCGACGATTTTGTGAATCTTATTGTAATAAGACACAAAGTCGGGTCCACCCAGGATCTTGAGAGCCTGGATGAGCCAGTAAGGAAGTGATAGGAACTCCTCTATACATGTCATCAGAGCATGTCCGTTTGGACCTTGCTTTGTTGACCAATGAGGAGCTTCCCACTCCGTAAGGGGTTTCTTCAGACCTTCCACAAAGCGTGGAAGGAACTCAAGAAGCCCCGGATGGAGAGATCCGGACCATGGAGTGGTAATACTATCAAGGTTAGGTTTAATCGGACCTTCGATCGGTCGAGAGATCGAAAGAAGAGTCAGAGCAAACTTAATCTTGATAGGTGAACCCGAACGGATAAGGTCATTCACAGGCCCGAGGGCCCGTGGCAGACCATCCGCTCGGATTCCCATTCCATCGACAACCCGGAGGGGTTGATCACAAAGGTACCGGGTCACACATAGACGCATCGATTTCCATCGATGAACCGTCCATGTAAGACCCCGTGTCTTTGTGTATCGATCCCAAAGGGAAAACGCGTGGCGGATAGCTGCACTAGCTTGAGACGTATTAATTACGACTCGTGAAAGCCATGTCACAGTGGCTTTCATGATTGTGATTGTTGCGTCCAGTCTTGTGACAGTGTCCTCCGCGATCTTCAGCAATGTTCCCACCCAACCCTTGGGGGTGCAAGCCCCTTAGGTCGGTGCCATAGCCAAATGGCTGTGGTACCCTGTTGCTTTGGGATCGCTGCGGAAGAGGATCACCTTCGCCGGGTGGCAGTGCACCATGAGGTGGCTCCCTACTGGCCGGCGGAAAACGTTTAGGGTTTGATCCCTAAACGGGGATTATCCGCATTATGCCCCTTTGATGGGG